CGTGGTTATGAAACTTTCTGAATCAACTCTTTCACTTCTTAAAAACTTTTCGACTATTAATCAGTCACTTCTTTTTAAGCAAGGTAATAGACTTCGTACAATTAGTGTTATGAAGAATATTCTTGCTGAAGCAACTATTGAAGAGGAGTTACCTAAAGATTTTGGTATCTATGATTTGAACCAATTCCTTAATGGATTGGGATTACATCAGAGTCCAGAATTGGATTTTGCTAATGATAATCATGTGGTTATCAAAGAGGGGAGAATGCGTTCTCAATACTTCTTTGCGGATGCTAATGTAATTATTACTCCACCTGAAAAGGAAATGATACTTCCTAGTGAAGATGTTTCTTTTGAATTAAAGACTGAACAATTAGATAAACTTCTTAAGGCAGCAGCAATATATCAACTTCCTGATTTATCTGTTATTGGTGAAGCAGGTGTTGTTAAACTTCTTGTTCGTGATAAGAAGAATGATACTTCTAATAGTTTTGCTATAACTGTTGGAGAAACAGGATCTGAGTTTGCTTTTAACTTTAAAGTAGAGAATATTAAAATTCTTCCAGGTACCTATGATGTTGTTGTATCTCAGAAACTTCTATCGAGATTTGTTAGTAAGAATTATGATTTAACTTATTTCATAGCATTAGAACCTGATTCTACTTTTGGTTGATGAAGGTAGTTGACAACTTTTTACCTGACCAGCAATTTGAAATACTAAAAAGAACTATAACAAGTAGTTACTTTCCTTGGTATTATATTGATAGGCAATCGTATACTGCAACTGAAGATTCTTTTCAGTTCTTTCATAATTTCTATAGAGAAGGTGATTCTCCTAGTGAATATTATAGTATACTGAAACCTTGTATAAGCAAGTTGGGTGGGAAGTTAATCAGAGCAAAAGCAGTATTAACAACTAAGGAATCTTTTCCACGATGCAGTGGTTATCATATCGATTATAAAGATGTGACAACTGCTGCTTATTATATTAATACTAATAATGGATGGACAGAATTTAGAAATGGTGATAAAGTAAACAGTGTATCTAATAGGATTGTTATATTTGATTCTAACTTAGAGCATAGTGGAAATGCTTGTACCGATCAAAAAACCAGGATTTTGATTAATTTTAATTATGAGAGATGAATTTCTCTGGGTTGAAAAATACAGACCCAAAACAATTGAAGAATGTATTTTACCAGAGCAAACCAAGAAGACCTTTCTTGATTTCCTAGATAAAGGTGAGATAC